TGGACCAGTTGGTGGACCTGTTGGTGGACCTGTTGGTGGACCTGTTGGTGGATCCGGTGTTACACCACCTCCAAAATTTATATTTGGTATGTTAATTCCGGGAATACTCAATAATGCAGTCCATGGCAAAACAAGTGGTATTGGTATAGGCACTACAGGTGGGGAAACAAACAATCCTGAGTAAATACCGGCGATTGTAAATTGATGTGCAATTAATGCATTTGAAAGTGCAGTTAGTGATGCTTCCACTGAGTTACGATCACTAAAAACTTTTTTAATTGCTTTATCAAGTCCGATGGGCACCCCGGGAAATAAAACTGTAACTCCGGTTGTTGGTGCAAACATCGGCGGCATTGGTGGTAGAGGTGTAAACACAGAACCCACCCAATACATACAGAAACCAGTTGCCATCAATGTAAAACCAGGCTCAACGAATGGTGATGGTAATTCTGTAGTAAGTGAATAATTAAGTATTAATCCATTTGACAAAAATTGTTGTAGTGTATTTTTGTTACCCTTTATTAGTTTTGCACCAAAAAAAGGACCACTATCACCTATATTAGCTAAATCATATGCCGTTGCTATTCTATTAGCAGCAGTACTTAAATTATTTACAGACCAAGTACTCCAGTATGGACGTAACAGTGATTTAAATAAATCAACATTCATGGTTATAATTTATCAATTGCACCTTTACCAGATGATGGCCAACCAAAATGGCAAGACCAATATCTTGGAGTTATTCTATCGTTTGCAGTGTGACATTTATGTCTTGCACGGAATGACTTTCTACGTGCTGCATTTGATTTTTTGATCTTCATTGTTTTTTGACCACCTTCACCCCTGTGACCAAAATTTACTTTTACAATATTTCCTTGTGGGTTTTTTACATAAACGGAGAACTTCTTTGGACCGTCTGGTGTTCTAAACGGTTTTCCGAGAGAAACTTTACGTCCACGATATTCGGCTTCACCAAGAAAATCTTTACCTTCTTGAATTGCAAATGTTAATTCTACAATCTGACCACATTCGTTTGTTTTATATAATTCCAAACGATACTCTGGGTTTTCAATCGTTACCGATTCGTTACGATAACCACCACCAGCGGATTTGTATGCTTTGACAAGAGCACCTGAGGCATATGCACTTGGCCATACCTTAAACTTTTTTTTATACGTGATTTTACACTACTATATAATTTTTTATTTGTTGGTACGGCTCGTTCTATCACAATACTCATTTATGTCTCCTTCGTCTTGGGGTTTCTTCTTCAAATCTGTTGTAGGGTTCTTCACAAGATTCTTCTTCTGGTGTAATTTTTGATCCAAACTTTTGACCGAATTGCTCAGATGCAACTGAAAATAATCCACCTAAAACAATCCACATAAAACCTTCAAATATAAATTGTTGAATTTCTTTACCCATAAAAATACTTGCCCACGATATAAAGATCATTACGACGAAAGACAAGAATACCATGGTGCGTTTCGATGATAGACCACCACTTACTCCGCTAAATATTTCACGAATTATTTTCATTCTGTTCAACTTCTTCTCCAATATTACCACCAATATCTTTTTCTAATTTCTCGATAAAATCCTTGCGGAAGTTTTCAAATTCTTCTTCAATTTTTTGTAGAATTTGTTCTTTTGTCACATTAGTATTCCACTTCTCAGTGTCACCGAATGAGTTTGCAAACTCCACTTTTGAAAGTTCCTCAGCTATAAGATTCTTATCTTTTTCAGCTTCCTTCAACCAAGATAATGCATTCTGTCTTATCTTTTCCTTTTCGTACTCATCCCATTTCTTTTCCAATTTAATTTTGTGTTCCATTTCAACCACACAATCAAAACACATACCGTGAATCGCCTTCATCTTTTCATCTAATCTCTTTGGCATAGTACAAGTACAAACTTCTCTACGGCAATTCGTAAATGTATTTAAATATGAATGTAGCTCCTGTTGCCATTGTTTTCCAAGTTTTACAGAATATCCTTCTTTTTGTTCCCATTCATTCCCGTCTGTATCAAACCACTTTTCACCAACTACTCGTGTAACCATTGGTTCTTCTTTTGGAGCATACCCAAATTGAAGTTTATTTTGTTCTGCGTGAGTACCTGCAAGAATACTTTTTACATCCTGTATGCTACTAATTTTAATTTCCGCCATATACCACCAAATTAAATGAAACTATATCTATAACTATTATCCGAATTTAAAATAACCAAGTAATTGATTTATTGGTGCAAATACACCTGTCAATTTATATGTCTTACCGTTAAAGTTGAAAACAATTCCTTCAAGTGGTACGATTGATTCTATTCCACCAGCTGCTTTTATTCGTTTCAGTTGTGTATTTAAAACTTTTAAATCGTCAACATTGGTCGAAGATGATAAAGTTTCAATTGCTGTTTCAACATCAGTTCGTATTTTTTGAGTTGTTTTCTCTGGATTAAGTGCCATTACGTCACTTACATTTTTAAGAACTTCTGCTCCAAATTTTAATACTAACATTTCAAATGGTTGAACATTTTTCTTTTGTTGGTCTTGGAGTTTTGTTTTATCAACTTCCTTTGACCAGTTTAGAAGTTCCTGATTTGAAATATTCTTAGAATTCAATGAGAATGACTTATCATAAAATGCCCATCTTTTTACAAGACCTTCTATTGTTTTTTCTTCAATCTCAACACCTAATCTTTTAACATTTGTTTCAATGTATTTTTCCCACCACCGTTGATGCCACAACCCAAGAGTATCTGTGTCTGTACAATTCATTTTATTTTGAAGTGTTGTTAAAGAATTTACAAAATATTTTAATTTTTCTTTAAAATTCTTTGACTGACCAATCGTAAGTTTTTTTGGTTTTGCAATACTAAATGTTTTTTGTGTATCTGCATTTACTTGTTTAATCATACCAGCAATAATTTTTGCATACTCTGGATAATCTTCTATTTTTATGCCTTCTTTATTATACAAAGAACTTCCGTGAAAAACAATATATGCACCGTCATAGTTTATAACATTTGCACTTTCAGGATACATAATTTCAAGATTCATCCAAGCAGTTCCATTCTTAAAAATCTTTTCTTGTTGTTTTTCCGTTAGATTTTTGATTGCTTGTTCTAAATCCGTAAACGCATAAGTAAAAGCTCGTTCTATTTCCCCACGTCCTGCAAATTTTGTTTGTATAGACTTGTAGTCCATACCACCTGATTTAATATCACCCTTATTTCTAGCGGCATATAATTTACCTTTCTTAAAAGTAATAAACAGATTTTGACCATCTAACTTTTCAGATGGGTCACCTGTTGTTGTTATCTCACCAGAAAGACCAAGACGAAACATCTCTTTCATATCACCAAACGTAAGACCCATGTCTTCAAATGGATGAGTCATGTGTCCTGCAACTCCGCCACAGGTTAGTAATTGACGTGTATCTTCTCTAGCAACTTCTTCAAACACTTTATCCCAAAATTCACGTTTTACAACAGAAATTCTTTTTGATTTTTCTTCTTTAACATCTGGTAAAAGATTAATGTTAAACTTTTTTGCAAGTTGAACTATCACAGGAATAAGTAACATTGTACCTGGAATCGGAATTGCAGCGATTGCACCAAGTCCAAGTAATTTTAAGTTATCTTTCATTTGTTTTTGGAAGATTTCTTTTTCATTTTTAGAAAGTGTTTTTGTCTTTATAAACTTTCTAATAAGAGGAAGTAAATCTTTTGTATCACCATATTCCTTTTTAAGAATATTAAAAAACATTTGTATTTGAACCTCTGTCATATTTGATAACATACGGAACCAGTCATTTATGTCTTCTTTTAGATTACCACGATTTGTGTTCATCTTTTTGATAATCATGTTAAAAAGATCAGCGTCAAACCAACCCATAATATCTTTAAATCTTGATTTTAATTCCGATAATTTTGCTTCTTGGTCACCAAGTGCCTTACGAATATTTGTTCCTGACATTTCACCAAATGATGGTATATCAAACGATATGTGGGGTGCATAAAGATAATATGCATATGGATTATTTAAATCGTTATATGATATAGCCGTTGTCTTATTATACTTCATTAATCGTTTATACCCTGATAGTCTACCAGCGTCTTTTTTACCAATCATGTAAACTATAACAGTTTTTTGCGGATCAAATTTTTTCAATAGTTCTTGTGGGTTATACGGACTTACTACTTTAACAACATTTTTAATCCCGTGTTTATTTATAATCTTTTTCTTTTCTTGGAAGTTAAACGGTGATCGTTGTGGGTCTGTCTTATCAGATGTTACAACATATGTATTTTTTTCACCAAATTGTTTAACCAACCAATCGTAAGCAGTTTTATGATGTCTACCCATTGGTTGAAAACGACCGGGATAAATTGCAATGATAGTTTTATCACCCAAGTCATCTTCTGCAAAAAGTTGGAGTTTTAATTCTTTGATTATTTCTTCTATAAGTTTGTTCATATTTTTTATGGTTTATCTGGCCAAGTTATACTAAAGGAATTTTCTTGTAACGTAATATCTCTCAACTCTTGACGATATATTTTCCATTCGTTCTTTTTTTCAAGTATAAGGGGTGAGTCTGATATTTGTGTCCAATCACATTGTACTAGAAGTTCGTTTCTTTCATTTCTTACATTTTCCCACATATTATTAGTTTCTTGTTCTAACTCTGAATATGTTTTTTCTCGAATCTGTTCATATTGAACTACTTCATTTCCCTCTATAACAAAGGATTGTCCTGTTACAATATCGTTATCAGTCTTTTCGGCAGGAACAAATCGAACAGGATACCATCCGTATAAACGTAATTGGTCATCCTCTAAAAGATAGAAGTTAGAAACATCTTCCCAATTTTTTGGGAGTGTTTGTGGATGTCCCTTTACTCCATCATTTTTAACTTGTATATAATCCACGTAAAATACCTCATAAACAGAAAGAGACATATCCTATAAATATATCTCTTTGTAGATTACCGTCAATAATATGACCCATCATCTATAACGTCTTTCTTTTTGCGTAGGGCAGCAATTCCTTGACCACGCCAGTTTACATCAACAAGATCGTAATATTTTAGTGTCATCTGATAATCGGGTCTGTTGAAGTCGTGAATAAAGATGATTACATTCTCATCTATAACTTCATATATTGATTTTGCACAATACTTTCTTGCTCTACCGTCAATCAGAATTTTTGTAAACTTTAATTCTTTTTCTTTTGGATAATTAATATAGTCTTTAAACTGCTCATATCGGCAAGGAATTGGTTTGGGTGAATGAGGTGATATGTGATGAAGTTCAATATTTTTTGCACCATATGCATCTATTATCTTACCCAAAGAATTTATCCAATCAATATCGTGTTCAATTGAAATAACCTTTGAAACAATACCAGACCAATAAAGTGTTGAGTTACCACTTCCCCATTCAAGAAGAACATCATCTGGAGTTAGAAATTTCTCAATAAACTTATATTCCCACTCATTCATAAGTGGTCTAAATGATTCAAATTTATTAACGGTTGTTATCATAGATGTCAAATACCTCCTTCACAACGTCATCAACTTCTGGAATATAATCATATAATGTCTTACCAGCAGGAATCATGTCAATTGTGTTTGTATCAAATTCTGTGTGACGAATTTCCAAGTCATCAAGAAGAAGTCCTTTACGGAGTGCCTTTGTTTTGTAGTATTGAGTCCCATTACGGAATGGGAGAATATGATCTTCATGTTTACAAGTTGGGATTGTCACAATCCAATTGTCAAAAGCACCAGCAATATGAAGTGGTGATGAATCATTTGTAAGAAGACATCGTGACAGTGAAATTAGAGATATCATTTCACTCAGTGTAGTTAGGTCTCGTAAATCAATCCCGTCTTTTGGACATTGAATTGGAAGATACCCTTGTTTCTCATCAATAGTTTTACCGATGAGAACCACAGTTAGTTTTTCTGATAACTTATTTACAATCTTTTGCCACCAATCTTGTGGTAATGTTTTTGAAGGCCACCATTTCCCAGCGTGAATTATTACCGTTGGTTTATCTTTCTGTTTACCCTCCAACAGATTTATAACAGACAGTGTGTCTTCAGCATCCAACTTCAATTTGATTGTTTTATCGTGGTTAGGAATCGTTCGTCTAATCATTGACATAGATGCAAAATCAGTTGGGTGGAAAAGAACGTGAGACAGTTTGTGGTCTGCTTGACCAATTTCAGGGCAACTATGCATTGTAATTATTGCATCGTCAATACCTTTCCATTGGTCATAATTATAAACAGGACATGAAAGATGTTCAAACAAACGAGGAAAGTGAGTTACAACGTTAATGTTTGCATCAGGATACATTTTCTGTGTGTATCGGATTGAAGGTTCTGTGCATAACTGATCACCCATACCGGCGGTAACTGAAATAAGAATATTTCTAGTGTACTTATATGTTGGCGAGTCTAACTTCAATTGTTCAATATCTTTCTTCATTACTTCCAACTGTATTTGTTCTGGTGCACCTGCATAATGAACAATGTAAGAATCAAGACGAGATATACCACAGAATTTATCCAATACGTCCATTCGATTGAACTTGTAATCTAAATCAAACATATCAACATTATCGTTGAGAATACGAAGGTTGATGTATGGTTGATCTGTTTCTACAAAATTAATTCCCTTTGGAAGTTTAAAGATTGGTTTGTGTATTCTTGAAATAACCATTACACCTGAATTATAAAATGGACCATTCCACGGTTTTAGTGGCTCTCCATAGTATTCAGATGCCTGTTCGAGATACTCGTATCTTGGAGTATATCGTCCTTCATTGAACATACCGAGATTGTTTTCGGGAACTATCTCGAAAAGATTAGGAGTATCTTCACGAACAAGAACATCA